ATCGGCGTATCCTCACGCCATCCTAAGATAGGCATCCCGGGCGAGCACTTGAACACGTTGCCTCCCCGACAACACGCCATGGTTATGTCGTATTTGGAGTGTATGGGGTGTGTGTTCGGTGAGTCTACATATGAGGACGGCAAGGAGATACAAGTGGTACGAGGTATTACTAATGATTGGGAGCATCGGTGCTTCTGGAATGCTTTGTTCTACGCTAAATATACTGACAGCCTACCTTGGCCTCGTAAGGCGATGATTAAAAGCGAATCATTGTTATGAGGACATCATGACCATAATTTACTTGAGCGGAGAAAATCTGGAAATTGAGGACTTCATGGCAAAACACCCTGAGGACTTCAAATCAGCAGGAGTATTGTTAAGTCATTTCTCACTGCGCAGAGGCAGCGGACGGTGTCATAGACGATTGGTTAAAATTCTGAAGGAGAACACAGATGGAAGTCACAAAGAATAACTTGCTGGAACAACTAAACTGGGCTAAGTTGGGTGTGTCTGCGAAGCCTATATTAGAACAATCGGACTGTTTCGTGTTTAGTGAAGGATACCTGTATACGTTCAATGACGATATCCTCACCAAGCAAAAAACAGACTGCGGTCTATCGTGCGCAGTGAACGCCGACACTTTCGTCTCCATGCTGTCTCGTTTCCCAGACGATACAGTGGACATTCAGCAAGACAAGCAGGAAATCGTGATAAAGGGGAAACGCAAGAAAGCGGGCATTGCTTGTGAGGCTAAGATTCGGCTACCTTTCGCAGAAGTGCCGACACCCAAGGGTTGGATTGATATGACGGATGATACGTGGGCAATGCTGTTTCAGGCAGCGCAGACATGCGGCAAAGACGAGTCACAACCTTGCCTCGCGTGCGCGTGCGTAACACCAGACACCATCACTGGGGCAGAGCAAAACAGGATATACAGGGCGACAGTGGAAACAGGGGCTAAAGGCGTCACTATGATCCCTGCGCGAAATATTCTGTGTCTGGACTCTAAGAGGAAGCCTGTACACTACGCGGTGACTAACGGATGGTTGCACTTGCGATACAAGTCCTCTATCCGTTTGAGCGTTCGTTGTCACCAAGGCGAACCTCTTGACGAGAAAACGGTCAAGTCTGTACTGTCCATGAGCAAGCCTACGACCGTCAAGCTGCCATCCAACCTTGCTGAAATAGTAGGACGTGCGGAAGCTATGACGGAGACAGGGCCGGATGCTCGTGTCAAATTACAGATTGTGGAGGGCATGCTGCATATCACTTCTCGGAAGGACGCAGGCTGGTACAAGGAAAGCAGAAAATGCAAGTACAGAGGACCGGATCTGGTCTTTCATGTGCATCCTAAGTTTTTGCTGCATGTCCTATCACAGACAACGAAAGTCCTTGTGGAAGATCGACGGATGAAGGTTGTTCTCGACAATGTTGAGTTTGTGACAGCCCTTGAATTGGCGGAGAATCAAAGTAATGACTGACGAAACACAACGAAACGACATGTACCAACGTGTTATCCTGACACTACGGGACGGCCGTCAGGGCGTCTTTATGGGACCTGTGTTATTGAATGAGGAAGGTGCTTTCATTGATGACGTTAAACTGACGAAGCCCCAGCCTCTTCCACCAGGATGCAAGTTTGACTTGATAGAAGGAGACTAATTATGTTCTTTCCTTCTGTTGATACACAACCACAACTAGACACGTTGCCAAAGTGTGGACAATGCGGCAGAGCCAAAATGTGCTTCTCGCCGCGAGTCACACAACAAGGTAAGGGTAAGCGAAACATCCTGTTTATTCGCAACAGTCCTACCGGGTCTGAGGACGGCACAGGTCGTTTTTTTACGGATGAAGAAGGTCAAGAACTTAGGGACATTCTTGATGATATGGGCGAGAACTTAGAGAATTGCTGGTATGCTTATGCTGTCGCTTGTCACGGCCCAAGGTATCCGCAAAGCAAGGACATTCTTGCCTGTCGTCCTCAATTAAACAGGATCATACAAGCCTGCAACCCTGCTGTTATCGTATTGCTCGGAGGTGATGCTGTCGAATCAGTAATAGGCGTGGAATGGGGCAGAAGCATAGGCTTTGCAGACAGATGGGTGGGCTGGACTATTCCAAGTCAATTTCGCAAGGCATGGTTATGTCCTACATACTCAATAGGTGAGTTGTTAAGGGACAAGGACACTACAATTCGCAAGCGGTTGATAACACAACATATCAAAACAGCATTCCGCTTGCTCAAGAAACCATGCCCTGTGTTCCCTGACATGAACCAAGAGGTTGAGTTGATACACAGACCCCGCCTGGGCATCAAGCGAATGAAGGGTCTTTTGTCTGCGAAAGGCAGATTGGCATGGGACATCGAAACGAACTGTCTTAAACCAGAGACAACAGGGAGCCGTATATACACCTGCTCCTTCTGCTTGAACGGAGAGGACACGTTCGCCTGTCCTATAACAAACGAAAGCATGCCTATGCTGTCTCGTGTTCTGAGGACGAAGGGACTGCGAAAGATAGCCTCCAATCTAAAGTTTGAGGATAGATGGATCAGGAACAAACTGGGGCACAGGGTTGTCAATTGGTGGTGGGATACAATGATCGCCGCCCATGTGCTCGACAATAGACCAGGAATCACTTCGCTAAAATTCCAGACCTATGTCCATTTTGGAATCGGTGACTATGAGGCGGCTGTTGCTCACTTGCTGAAAACGACAGGAGAGGACGGGTTAAACAGCATTCACAAGATACATGCCGTCGATTTATTGTTGTACAACGCGAAGGACTCTTTGTTGGAGTATCGCTTGGCAATGCGGCAAAGAAGGCTAATGAAGAAACTAAAGGAAATCTTTGTATGAAAATGATACCAGCCACAGAAGGCGGTTATGCTCTGCTGCATGAAGGCGTCCAGGCTTTTGCTGATATAGAAAGCAACGGCATTTGTATCGACGTCCCTTACCTGAATCGCACAATCAAGAAAACAGAACGGCGAATAACACGACTAGAAAGGCAATTGCATTCGTCAAAGGTGTTCAAAGTCTGGAAGCGAATGTTCGGGAACAAGACAAATCTCAGTTCTGGAGAGCAACTAGGGAAGGTCTTATTTGACGAAATTGGACACAAATCACCTGGGCTGACAAAATCAGGGCAGCATAAGACGGATGAGGAATCACTTGCAAAAGTGAAGGACCCGTTTGTTGCGGACTACCTTAATCTAATAAAGCTAAGAGGCGTCCTCAGCAAGAACCTTCGCGGATTGCTGTCAGAAGTCACAGACGGCAAAATACATTCTTTCTTTAATCTGCACACAGCCCGTACATATCGAAGTAGTTCCGAAAGACCTAACTTTCAAAACCAACCTATCCGGGACCCTGACATAGGCACGCTTGTTCGCTCCTGCTTCATTCCTCGGCGCGGTCGCAAGCTAGTTGAGGCGGATTACTCAGGAATTGAGGTCAGGGTCGCAGCTTGTTATCACAAAGACCCGCGAATGATCGAATACATAGTGGACACGACCAAAGACATGCACCGCGACATGGCTATGGAGTGTTACCTATTACAAGAGTCCGATGTAAACAAGTCAATACGATACTGTGGGAAGAATATGTTTGTATTCCCTCAGTTCTACGGCAGCTGGTGGCGTGATTGCTCCTTGCATCTGTGGGAGGCAATACACAAAATGAATCTTAAGACTGCATCGGGCGTTCCTTTGCTTGACCATTTGCGAAGCAAGGGGATTAAGAAACTGGGGCAGGTCGCGGTAGGCGAAGATCCTGTTAAAGGCACCTTCGCTCACCACATCATGCAAGTGGAAAGACACTTCTGGAATGTTCGCTTCAAACAGTACAGTCAATGGAAGAAGGACTGGTGGCAGCAATACTTGGATTTGGGATATCTGCATACTCTTACTGGTTTTGTTTGCTCAGGCTTCATGAGGAAAAACGAAGTCATTAACTACCCCATACAAGGCAGCGCGTTTCACTGTCTGCTATGGAGCCTTATCAGAATTGTTCGGTATGAGTTGAAACGAAGGAAAATGAAGTCACTGGTTATTGGACAGATTCATGACAGTATTTTGGGTGACGTTGTGCCTGAGGAAGAGGCGGAGTTCGTGCATCTTGTCCACCACGTTATGACAGTCGAACTCCCCAAAGTATGGCGTTGGCTCTGTGTGCCTCTCGAAATTGAGGTGGATGTCAGTCCCGTTGACTGTTCGTGGGCTGAGAAAGAGGAAGTGTCAATTCCTCGCCTATAAGAGCCAGCAGCGTAAGGAACGTGTCAAATATCGCCCTATCACGAGAAAAGCCAGCACAGGCGACGCTAGGCGACGAAAAACGAAAGGACAAAGCAATGGAACTGTACAAAAAGTATCGACCCAAGACATTCGAGCGAATAATAGGCAATACGAAGGTGGTGCAATCACTGCAAAACATGCTTGCACGCGGAACACTCCCACACACCATCTTGTTTCACGGACCTACAGGATGCGGCAAAACGACGTTGGCGAGGATTCTGCGAACGGCGTTGCAGTGTAACGATATGGACTTCAAGGAAATCAACTCGTCCAATTTTAGAGGCATTGACACGATACGGGACATATCGGCAAACATGCATCTAGCCCCTACAGGCAATTGTAGGATATGGTTGCTGGATGAAGTGCATATGCTCTCCAAGGATGCTCAGAATGCATCATTAAAGATTCTTGAGGATACGCCAGATCATGTGTACTTCTTCCTCTGCACCACTGACCCTAATAAGCTTATTGCAGCCGTGCGTAACAGATGCACCGAAATGCCTGTACAAAAGCTGTCACATGCAGAATTGACGAAGCTGGCAAAGCGGGTGTGCAAGAAGGAGAAAATTAAGATAACTGAGGATGTGTTTGAGGATGTTTTAGACTTCTCAGGCGGTAGTGCTCGTTTGTTGCTCGTGCAGCTTGACCTTCTACGCAATGTCGCCCAGAAAGACCAGCAGTCTGCCTTAAGCAATCGCATTGCAGAGGATCAGGAGGCAATTGAGTTATGCAGAGCCCTTATGAAAAGGGCTTCCTGGAAGCATGTAGCGGGCATACTCAAGAATTTGAAAGGAGACCCTGAGCAAACCAGGCATTGTGTGCTTGGGTATGCAAAGTCTGTCCTACTAAACTCTCCTAAGCCTGATCCTCAAGCTTTCTTCATTATACAGTCCTTCGAGAATGCTTTTTATGACTCGAAAGAAGCAGGGCTTGTGGCTGCCTGTTATGAGATAATTTTCGGGGCTGAATAGCGATAACTATATAGAGGAACAATTCATGGATACTAATGAATTTGCACAGGATCGAACTATTGACCCTAATGAATTGGATATCGAAGCGATAAGGCAGGCAGATGTTTATTACAAATGGGCACAACGAGCAATTGAGGCTCGCGTCAAAACGGACAAGTTGAAACTGCGGCTGGACGTGACAGAAGCTTCCCTTGCTTCGCAATGCCGCGAGAAGCCTGAAAGCTTCGGTATTGCAAGGGTAACTGAGTCTGCCATCACTGCCGCAGTTAAAAGCCATGATAGCTACGTTAAAGCCCTCCTCAAGCTTATACATGCACGCGAAAGGCAAATGCTATTGGACAGGGCAGTGGATGCTTTAGAGCAACGCAAACGCATGATTGAGGTGTTGGTAACACTTCACGGCCAACAGTATTTTGCAGGACCGTCAATCCCCAAAGACCTTACCAAGCGATACAAAGAATACCAAGCCAATGCA